ATTGTATTGGCTAATGGGGGATCTATACAGATTAAATCAGCTAATAAGCCAGAAACTCTTAGAGGTGCAGGTGGTATATCTTTAATAATCTTTGATGAGGTTGCTTATCAAGATAAAGAAACTTGGGACACAGTTAGACCAATCTTATCTGATAGCTTAGGCAAAGCTTTGTTTATATCTACACCTAATGGCATGAATTGGTTTTATGAGTTGTTTGATAATGCTAAAAGGAGAGTTGATTGGAAAGTATTTCATTATCCTACAGAGCAATCTCCTAGAATAAATAAAGATGAATTAGCACAAGCAAAAGAGGAGTTAGGCTCTATGGTTTATGCACAGGAGTTCTTAGCAGAATTTACAGAGGTAGGACACATGTTCAAAAGAGAATGGTTTAAGTACTATGACACTATTGCAGGAGATGATCCTGAGTATGTCTTAGGAGATGAAGTAGTAAAGCATTCTGAACTATCTATCTTTGGAACTATGGACACAGCATTGAGTATTAAAGAAACTGCTGATTATTCTGTAATAATAACAGTTGGAACTACTCCTAGTGGTAAGCTTTTAGTAATGGATGTATTCAGAGCTAGATTAGAAGCTCCAGAGTTACTCCCACAGATAGAAGCAAAGATAGTAGAATACAACATGTCTTGGTTGGGAGTGGAGGATTCTAGTTTTGGTTTAGGAATAATTCAGATGGCTAGGAGGCAGGGTTTGCCTATAAGGAACTTAAAAGCAGATAAAAGTAAAACTGCTAGAGCTGTACCTGCTGCTGCAGGTGTAGAAAATGGCACTATATGGTTTTTGAAAAATGCTAAATGGCTTGTAGAATTTGAAAGAGAATTAACTAGCTTTCCATCCTCTGGATCTCATGATGATATGGTGGATGCCTTAGCTTATGCAGCTAGGTTTGGAATAGTTAGAAAGACAAATTGGAGTGTAACCTAATTGGGAATTAGAGATAATATTAGAGGCTTCTTTGCTCAGGAAGTTCAAACAGAAAAGAAATCTGGGCAATATCCAACATCACAAGTAGTATTTCCATTTAATACTGATGCAGGTTATTTTAGTGGAGTCAATCAGATGAGCCCAGAGGGTAACTCAGCAGCTCTTGCTTGTTTAAATGTACTAGGAACAGCTTTTAGTGAGCCACCACTTAAAGTATATTTAAAGAATCAAGAGGGGGATGAGTATATAGATAAGCATCCTGCTGCATTACTTTTAGAGAATCCTAATCCAAATATGACAGCATCACTACTTAATAATTACATAGTTACTTCTGTTGCTGTGTCTGGAGATGCTTTTATCTTGAAACTTAGAAATGATGCAGGAGCTGTAGTTCAACTTATACCACTACTTCCAGAGATGGTAGAAGTTAAAGGCAATACAGAACAATTAATAACTAAGTATGAATATAAGCAAAAAGGCAACACTATGAGTATATTGCCAGAGGATATGATACACCTTAGAGAGAGAATAGATCCTAGAAATCACAGGAGAGGATTAGCTCCTCTAAGATCAGTAATGGTAGAAATTTTAGTTAAGAATACAGGTGTTCCTAGTGTTGTTATATCTCCAAAGAATGATCTATCTATGACAAGTGATGAGGCAGAGAATATAGCTGAGGTATTTGGTAGGAGATTTGGAGGAGAGAATAGAGGCAGACCATTAGTAATATCTGGTGGAGAGGTTGATATAAAAACTCTTTCCTTTAGCCCTAAAGATTTAGAGATAGGAAAACTTAGATACATCAATGAGGAGAGAATATCTGCTGTGCTAGGTGTTCCTGCAATATTAGCAGGACTTGGATCAGGACTAGAGAGAGCAACATACTCTAATGCAAAAGAGCTTAGAGAGTTCTTTACAGAACAAAAACTTATTCCAATGTGGAATCACTTTGCTAATGAATTTACTAAACAATTATTACTACAAGACTTTGAGGACAACACAGATTATTGCTTTAAGTATGATCTTTCTGATGTAAGAGCTTTATCTCAGGATGAGGATGCAACTATGCAGAGAGTAGTAACAGGATTTAATGCAGGATTTGTAACTGTTAATGAAGCAAGACAAGCTAATCAGTTACCTGCTTTAGATGATGGAGATTACTTTATAAGAAATATGATGGTTGCTGAAGTTCCTGTTGAGGGAGATGAAGTAACAATGTATCAAGCTGAAACATCAGAGGATATTGAGGAGAAAGCTGTATCTAAAAGAATAGAGGGAATCTTAAGAGATAAAGTTAAAGAGCATAATGATAAAGATCCAAAGTATAGAGCTACTTTCTCAATGCTTAGGCAAGTATTTGAAAGAGGAGTAGGAGCTTATAATACTAATCCTCAATCAGTTAGACCTAATGTAACTAGCTCAGATCAATGGGCATTAGCTAGAGTTAATACCTTTATAAGAGCATTAAGTTCTGGTAAGTTTCCAAATAGAGCTTTTGATACAGATTTACTTCCAGAGGGGCATCCTAAAAGCACAAAGAAAGAAATAGATTTAGAAGTAGAAACTAAGGTAGATAAAGTTCCTAGCTATATCCAAAAGAATGCACAAAGAGGATTAGATCTCTTAGAGTTTGCAGGTAGTGGCTTAACAGATAAAACAAAAAGAGAAGCCAGAGAGATGGCTAGTGGAAAGATTAGTGATAACAAAGTTGTAAGAATGGCAGCTTGGTTTGCTAGGCATGAGGGAGATCTAGATTCAGATAAAGCTAATGATTACTTAAATGGAGATAGTGATAGACCAACAGCAGGGCAGGTAGCTTGGTTGTTATGGGGTGGAGATATATCTAAATCAAACAAGATGAGAGCTGCTAATTGGGCAACTAAAGAAGCAGAGAAAGTAAAAGAGAATAAAAGTTTTAACTATTCACTATATGGATGGCAAGAGCCAACAGTAAAGATACTAGGACTTCCTACTGTTAAACATTACAGAACAGAGATAGAAAAGAAAGAACTCTGGAAAGCTATAAATGGATTAGAGAATGCTTGGAGTGAGTATATGTCTAATATTTATGCAAAAGAACTAAACAGACAAAAGAGAGGGTTATCTAATGTTGCTAAAGGTAGTCATGATTTAGCTGCACTAGAAACTAATGTAGATATATTTTTAAATGAATCTAAATTTGATAAAGAGTTACTTCCATTGTTTTATTCTCTTGGGGATGATATGTCAGTAAGAACTTGGGATAATCTTTTTCCTGCACAGGAAAACTTTAAAGCAGCAGATCCTGTTGATCTAGGAGTACAGATTGATCAGGAACAATCAATAAGAACTGTGTTTGGAGCTCTATCAGGCTTACTTCCAGAGGGTAGAACAATTAAGAAAGTTGTGGATAGTGGCTTTTATAGAGGACAAAGAGAAGTTCCTGCTGAGGTTAGATCCTTATTTCAAGATTCACAAGCAGCTAATTTTGTGCAAGAGAATGCTAAAAAGGTTATGAATGACTTAAATGCAACTACTAAAAAAAGAATTACTACACAGATAACAAAGACAATAAAAGAGTTTGAGGAGCTTGGAATAGTTAATCCTGTTGCAGGTACTCCTGATGGAGATAAGTTTTTTAATGAGTTAGCTAAAAGAATCAATACAGTTCTAGGAGGACAGAACTTAGGTAGAGCTAAGAATATAGCTAGAACAGAAGTTGGTAAAGTTGCATCTTGGAGTCAGCAAAGAGCTGCTAAAGCTACAGGCAAGACTTTAGAAAAAGAGTGGATCAGTTATAGAGATGGAAAAGTCAGAGAAGCACATTTTGAGCTAGACAATCAAAGAGTTCCTCTGAATAGTTTTTATCTGTATAATGGTATTAAGTTGGATGCTCCTAGAGATCCTAATGCTCCAATTAGTTTAATTGCTAATTGTAGATGTACAGAAGCTTATATTGAGGTAATAGATGAATGAAATAGATAGACCAGAGAACTTATCCTATAAGAATGCTCCTATTGAGCTTAAAGAGGATGGAGATACAAGATACATAGAGGCAGTTTTTTCATTATTTGACACTATAGATAGTGATAATGATGTAACTAAAGCCAATGCTCTTAGATCAGGATATACAGGCAACAAAGTGCCATTAGTGTGGAATCATGATTGGAGTAAAGTCATTGGCAGAGGTGTTATAGAAACAGATAATCAAAAAGCTGTGTTTAAGGGATATTTCTTAAATACTGAATCAGGAAAAGAAGCTTATGAAACTGTTAAGGCTATGCAAGATATGCAGCAATTCTCTTATGGCTTTCAAGTAATGAAATCAGAAAAAGGATCTCACATTGATTCAAAAGGAGAGGAAGTTCCTGTAAGAGTGCTACAAGATGTAAAAGTCTGGGAAGTATCTCCTGTTTTAGTAGGAGCTCAACAGAATAGCTTTGTACAAGCTCTTAAGTCAGGCTTACAAGATTATGATGATTGGAATACAGAGTTTGAGGAAGTTAAAGAACAAGTAGGCACAGATGAATATACTACACAACAAGAAGCTGCTGAGAGAGCTAAAGAGATTGGTTGTGAGGGAACTCATACTCATGAGAAAGAGGATGGCTCTGTAATATATATGCCATGTGCAACTCATAATGAATATGTCAATGAAAAAGAAAAAAAATATGGCAAGAAAAAATGCACTTATGGAAAAGATGGCAAATGTGCCAAAGAAATGAAACAAGATTTAGAGATTTCAAGTGAATCTGATACAGGTATCAGTAAATCATCCCAACAGGGTATGAGGCTTGGAGAACATGCTGTAGCTTCTCTTGAGGAGTTAAAGGCATTCACAGAGAGAATAGAGGATCTTGCATCCTTAAAAAACTCTGAAAAAAAGACACTTAGCCAGAAATCTACAGAGATGGTAACTACATACATAGCAGGACTAAATGCAATTTATTCTAAGTTGGATGATGTCTTAGCTGAGTTTGGTTATGATCCTGTTAAAGATAATGAGCTATTCATTGATGTTCAAAAGAACATTATGAAAAATAACTGAAATAGGAGAAAATAATGGCAACATTAAAAGAAATGAGAGCTGAAAAAGCTGTCAAATCAGAGGAACTTGCTAGAATTTTTGATTCTGTTAAGGATATGTCTGAACTTTCATCAGATCAAAAAGAGGAAATCAAAAGTAGAAATGATGAATTAGCTTCTTTAGGAGACAAGATTACTGAATTACAGGATCTTGAATCTGTTAAGAGTGCTAACAATGATGATATGGAAGCTTCTAAAAAAGTTTCTGGAATGCCTGTATATGGAGAGCCAGAAGTTGAAGCTCCAAAATCACTTGGACAACAATTCTTAGATTCAAAAGCTTATAGTTCTTTTGTTGATCATGGTATAAAGAATGTGCCTTTTGAGGCAAAAACTACAATGACCACTTCTGTTTGGACTAGAGATACTATCTATCAACAGGTTATTCCTGCAATAGAGCCAGATCCTAATCCTGCATTAGATCTTGTAGATTCTATTAATACAGATCAAACAACCTATTACTTTTTGCAAGAATCAGCAACAAACAATGCTGCAGAAAAAGCAGAAGCTGCTGCAGCTCCAGAAGATGCTTTTACTTATAGTGCTGTTACAGCACCTGTAAGAAAATTCATCACAACTTTGCCTATAACAGCAGAGTTGCTTGAAGATCAAGCAGGAGCAAGAGCATACTTTGATGGCAGACTTGCAAATCATGTAATGCAAAGATTAGAAAAACAATTCCTAGTTGGTGGTGGTGTAGCTCCAGATATTAAAGGACTTACACAACAAACAGGAATCAATAACATCACTTACACAGCAGGAGCATATCCAGCTAATGCAGGTGGTAAATTGAGAACAATCCTACAGGGTATTAAAGATATTGAAGTTAATGGAAAAGTAGCTCCAGATGCTATCTTGATGAGCCCAGCTGCTTATGAAGCACTTGCTGGACAAGTTGATGGCAACAATAACTTTATGCTTGGTGTATCTGCTCAAGCAGGTAGCCCAACTATCTGGGGATTACCTGTTGTGAAATCATCACAAATTGGTGGAGCTGTTTCTACAACTATTGATGTAGTTGTAGGTAAGTTTGGTGGATCTTTAGCTGCTAACCATGTATTCAGAAGAGGAATGGAATTACAAATTTCAGACTCTGCTGCTGATGGAGATTTTGGCAAAGATATTCTTACTGTTAAAGCATCTTTAAGATATGCTTTAGCTGTGTATAAGCCACAAGCTTTCACAAGAATTAATGATATTGAATAATAGCTAATTAATATGGAAAATAAACAGAGTCAATCTTTTGTTATGAGTAATGAAGTGATTGGCTCTGCTTTCCATGAGGAGAATAAAAATATGAAGTTTATAGAAAAAGAATCAGATTTTGTTTGGCAAGATAATGCCACAGGCAAATTTGGTAAAGGTAAAAATTGCCCATTCCAAAGTGGAGTTCTAATAGCAAGTATGGGAGATCCTGTTCCTGATGTTAAGATTGCACCTAAAAAAGCACCTGCACCTAAAACAAAAGCTGTAAAGCCATCAGAAAATAAATAACTTTAAGGAGTAGATATTGAGTCATCAATATGTAGATAAGAGCACCTTAAAGACTTGGATGGGCTTATCAGGATCAACACAAGATAATAATTTAGATTATGCACTAGATGCAGCTTCTGCTGCTATTGATGCTTATACAGGCAGACAATTTACAATTTCAGGCTC